GTAGAAGTTAATGTTGTGTTGAGCTTGTGTAACTACATATAATCTATATGAAGCTGCATCTGTGTTTGCTGGTATTGTATAAGAAGTAGTTATTCTTGTAAAACTAGTATCCAAACTAGAACTTCCAGAAGAAGCTAGCTCTGTACCAGATGAATCTGTAATATTAATTTCTACTGTTCCTGAAGCAGAAGCACCTCGGTGTTCACATTGAACTGTAATATGTTGAGGGTTTACGCTTCTTGAAATTTTTGGCGACTCCCAATAAAACCCTTCTCCCACTGCAGAGTTGGCAGGGTTTACTAAAAGTGATGCAGACCCTTCGGCAGCTTGCCCTGTATCTCTTGCGATTGCAGAACCTGTTGCTGTGTACATAGAAACATCTGTGCCTTCAATACCTGGGTTTGTTACCAGGTTAGCTGCTTTTTCTCCACCATTAGCAACTATTGTATATACATCTTCAGCAGTAGTGCTTGCAGCATTTGAGATTGCTACATATCTATTAGCGGGGTGTACCGATTGTCTAGTAGAACTATCTATGTCCCACTCTCTATAATCCGTATGTCTTTCATTAGCCATTTATATATTCTCCTATTTATTAATATTAATGATAGCAACAAAGCTACCTAAAACAGCGGAAGTGTGTACTACAAGTAATCCGATAGCTAATAGAATACTTTTCATTCCGTACATTTTGCTACGCCATTGAGAGATATCATCGACTTTGGTTTCTACCTTTTCTAAATTCTTAGAAAGGTTTTCATTGAGGGCGTTCTGACTTGAAATATAAGAATCTAATCGTTCCATATAAACTGCTAAATTCACTTGTGTGTCCTTGTCGGCCACTTATTAGTCCTCACAAAATGTTGTTTATAAATTTAGTAGGGGGGCCGAAGCCCCCCCACAAGTATCATCACTAAACTTTATGAGTTTAGGTCAGCTATTTTTGCTTGTGTCCAAATGTTCTTACATCGCATTTCTGCCATAGTGTAGAGTAATCCTCTAACAACTAGTGCATTTGCTGCAAAGTAATCTCTGTTCTCTACATACTGTGTAGGTTGAGCAACAGCGATTTCAATGTAATCAGTATCCAAAACGTAAACGTTTGAACCAAGAACTGCATCAGCTGTTGATACAGACTTAGGTGTGTCAGCGTCTGGGATAATTGGGATACCTTGGTAAGTAGCAAGTACTAGTCCAGTTCTTGTACCTGGGAAAGTTCTTTCAGAACCTACACCAACTTGGTACTCTTCTTGTCCTAAGTATCTTTGGTTAGAGTTAAGCAATCTTTCTAAGTTGAAGTATTGGTCGTGTCCCAAAAGGATTAGTTTTGGTTCTCCACCATTCTCTCTGATTTTTTGGATTGCTGTGTCTAGTAAGTTTAGACTTAGAGCTCTTCCTGTTCCTGAGTTATAAGAAACAGAAGCACCTGCGTTCCATCCACCAGCTGTTCTACCAGCTAGAGTTAGGTCGTAAGCTCTTGTTCTAGCTTCACCACCACCAACTGCAGCACCATCTTCTGAAATAATATCATCGATAGATGTCATACCTGCTCTGTTGTAAATGTAAGCTACGTCACCATCAGCGAATGTTGTACCTGAAGCAACTGTAACAGCACCAGATGATGTGTTTACAGCGGAAATTGTTGAACCAGAAGTTCTGTCATGTCCTGTAGCTGATACGTCATATTGAGCTACTGCATCACCAACTTTAAAGTTCTTAGCAATTGCTGCAGGAACTGTAAAGGATGTTGATGAACCAGCAGAAGTCAAGTAAGCTGAACCTGCTAGTAACTCTTCGTTGATTTCTTTAATGTGGTCTAACTGAGCATTTTCGTTTTCCAATGCAAGAACATCACCAACACCACCTTCTAGCTGAGCTGTGAATACTGATTTCACAGAAGCACCGAATGTGGTTGAAACAATTCTAGGTAAACTAGATACTGATTCAATGTTGGAAACGTCTACAGTTGGCAAACTTCCAGTTTCAGTTACTGGTCTTGAACGGCCAGAACCTCTATCAGTTCTTACCCTCCAACCAGCAGTATTACCCCAAACTACTCTTGGGATAGCGTTGAAGAATCGAGTTTGGTTGTTTAATGCTTGCCAAACTTTTCTTCCGTATGTTGTGTTGAATATTCCTGTAGCAGAGTCTACTGTAAAGTATGTTTGTTTCTGAAGGTATTCTGGACCGAATACAGACTGATACAGACCTCTTTGAGACTGTGCAAGATATTCACTTAAACTTGGATTAGCCATGTTTGTAATCTCCTATGTTTGTTTTGTTTAACCTAATAGTTCCCTAGGAACACCATCAGTGTTTCCAGTTTCTATTTGGTGTTGTAAGTTTCTTAGTTCTGAGTAAGAAAGTTCTGCTAGTTGGTCTGGTGTGTCCATTGCAGCGGATTTTTGAAGAGGAGTTGTTGCGTCTACTCCAAGGCTATCCATTACTTTTGGAGCCTGTAAACCATTTTCCTCTCTGAATCCCATTTTTCTTAATCTGTCTTCTGACTCTGATTGAATAGCTTTTTGCATGTTAGCTTGTGTGTCTGCAAGTTGTTTTTGCAAAGACTCTAACTGCTTTCTCATCTTCTTCATATCATCATCTTCGTCATCGTCCATACCCTTCTCTTCTGACTCTGGGATGTCGTCTGCGTCATCGTCATCCTTTTTCATTGCCTTCTCACTTCCATCCTCGTCATCGTCTTCTTCTTTGTACATACCTTTTTCTTTTTTGTCGTCTTCTTCATCGCCATGGTATGCAGCTTGAATTGTGTTTTGCTGGTCTTCAATCTTAGTTGCTACGTTTGCAGCACTTTCTGAATCATCAGCATCCTGTGGACCTTTACCTGTAGATTGTGCTTTTCTGTCATCACCGGAAACGTCCATTCCCTGGTCACCACCTTCTTTTAGAAGAGCTACAACTTCAGAGGCAACAGATTTTACCAAATCAGCTTTTGCAGCTTCTGCAGCATCTGCTTCAGATTTAGCAATAGCTTCGTGTTCCTCTTTTGCTAGTCTGTCATCCATTTTTGATAGGACTTCAGCCACAGCAGCAAGTGCAAGATTAGTACCTTCCATTTGCTTTTCGAGTCGCTCATTTATTTCTGCCATAGTTTTTTTCCTCCTATGTGCCTGTTTATAAATATTCTCTTCTATAAAAAAGGTTGGTCTAAGCCACCTCCGACCTTATATTATAGCGTTGAATTCACGTTATATTTAAACGTTACTACATTATACTAAATAAATTCAAAAATCCTACGAAAAAGTGAATTTTATATTATAAGTACGTGTATTTATTCTGATTTAGGTAATCCTTTAGAGTCTAGTTGTATCATTTCATTACGAAAATCGTATAAAGAAACTTGAACTAGCTTCTTTAATTTGTCGCATTGATTACCTTCTGGAAGAGAAGCTTCTATTAAATCTAAAACTTTTCCCACCATCCTAGCGTGTCTTTCTATTATATATTCTTGCGTTGGTGTAATCTTACTTACGTCTACCATTTTGGTTCCTCCTTATCTTATCTGGGCATTTGCATCAAAAATTTTTTTATCTTCAGAGTCCATTTTTGAATAAACTATACTCCAGGCATCTTCTATCCACTTGTTGGGTTTTTGGTTTGTCTCATTCACATTGACTACACGCCAATTATTATTATCAACTTTCACTGGTCTCTCTGCTAAGGTAGAGAATTTTTTCTTGTGCTTTCTTACCCTAACAATTTTTCCACTTGAAGTACGCCTTTTGAAATCCCTTTTAATATCCATGACATAAGGTACCGTTACTTTTTCTCTAGGGTTTTCCAAAGGGTCATAAACATTTGCTGCATATGGTGCAGAATAATCAATAGTAAAATTAGATGTTCTAACAAAGTAACTTCCAGAATCTTTCAACTGACCAGACCTTACAGGTACTAGTCCTTGTGCAGTATCAAAAGTTTCTCTAGCTACAACTTCTAACTCTTTTTGAATATCACGCTCTAATTTCTTAACAGCGTTTTGTAGTTGTGAATCTATAGACATAAGATATTATACTTAAGACTTAATTAATTCTGCCCAATGTTCAGGTATCTTATCTATAAATTGTCTTTTAGATGTATCATATTTATTTAGAGATATAATCTCTCTACTCTTATATCCATCTTGTGGGTGCCAAAAAGTAATTATCTGCTTAGGTTTAGTAGCTGCTTGTAACCGTTGTAATGCAAACTCATCAGGACCTTTCATTGTGCCACATATGAGTAACACCCCAGTACCTATATCTAATTCATCAACTCGGTGGAAATGACCAATCATTACACTATCAAACTCTACCTCTGCATCGTTATCCATAGCATCTTCTATCTCTCTTTGTAATGTTTTTTTATATTGAAAAACACTTCTTAGTTTAGTCATTGAATTCATTATTGCACCACTACTACCAGCTCCTGATATACAGTCTCCATGAGTAATAAGAACTACGTGGTCATGTACTTTGAATGTAGTAAAAAAGCTTCTAGGAATATGAAACTCTATATTTTCCTGGTTCTTACAGAATGACGCAACCCATTGATATAGCATGTAATCCCAATCCATGT